GCCGCCTCGTGCCCACACACGTCCACCTGCCTGTACTTCACCTCAGCTTCGTGTCTAGCCTCGTTGAGGTACTTCCCCTTACTCCCAGCGGTGGTTCGCAAAACCATCTGGATATAATCATTCAGGAGAGGCACATGGTTTACCTGTTTCAGCAAACCATAAGCGACACCGCGCATATGCTGGCGGTGTGCGTCAGCCCCGGCCGCTCCAGCATTAGATACTGTGGCTCCTATCTTAAGTAAGCACTTAAGAGTTGGCGCCATCAAATATCCAACCCCTCCTCTTGTGGGGTAAAATGCATTGGAGCAAAACCGGGCATTGCTTAAAGGATGTCCCACCTTCAGTTTCATCTTGAATCCAAGACTTGTGCCGGCAGCTATGATGTCATCAGGCAGATTCAAATCCGGACGAATCCGCCCAATACTATCATCGCCACAAGCAGCCAACCGGAAGGCTGAACCAGGAGTGGGGAAATCATCCAGTTTCAAGCACTGTGCATAGCTCAATTCTGGATGGTACTTTTTCTGCCATGCCTTACTGATGCAATACCACTGAACTGTCAAATTGATCATGGTGTTAGACCAAGTTGTATCAGGATGCCCAGAAAGAGTCCCGGGCACCCGCACACAACTCGCACCATGCCTGGATGAAAACTTAGATTTTTCAAGCAGCAGTTCATAAACGCGTAGTGGCTCGCCAGAAAGGCCCAAACGCTTAGCATAAAAGATTTTGAGGCGGGTTGAGAAAATGCCATTCGTGCAGTCGAATTTTGAAAAGTCATTCTCTATTATCAACCATTCTGGCCTCTTAAGCACCCACTCTGTGACCTCATTTGCGAGCCCGCCTGGCTCGTAATAGAGGTCATCATGACAGCTCAGGAACTCATGGCAGTACTTAGAAAACGCCCGGAAATAAGGGCCCAGGATTATTTTCACCGAATCCTTAGCACTCATAATGTTCCTGGGTGAAATTTCTTTTTGTAAGACGTAAGCCAAATAAGCTAACTTGATCTCGCGCTTTACAAAACAATTGTACCTTTTGAGAGGGCCCAGGATTATTTTCACCGAATCCTTAG